GTACTAGAACCTAGATATGAGAATCTACAGATATGGCATTATCGAGGAGGTAACTGCCAGATTCTTGAGGAAGAAGTAACTATGGAAAGACCTCCACATGATGATGTGAAGGATGCCCTAGCTAACGCAATTGATATAGCAAAGCCCCCTGCTAAGAATTGGGGTAGTAATGTAATACAAGTAAAATCTTTTAATACACACCCAAGATTTGGAGGCTGTACCTAAATGACTAATAAGGTCTTAGAAATAGAGAGAATATTAAACTTAGATAGCGATGCTCTAGCTAGAGAATTGGCTGGTAAGTATAATAGTCTACGTGCTCAGAAATTCATTAAAGAGCAAGAATGGAAAGAAGTTAGGGACTATATATTCGCAACAGATACAAGAACAACTACGAATGTGTCTAATGAACATTCCAACACCACCACCATTCCAAAGCTGGCTCAGATTAGGGATAATCTACACGCAAACTATATGGATGCCATTTTCCCTAATGAGGAATGGCTTATATGGGATGGAGACGATGAGGACGCTGTAGCGGTTGATAAGCGGCGTGTAATTGAAGCCTATACCCGTAACAAGGCTTTGGCTTCAGGCATCCGAGAAACGATGTCTGACCTCCTCTATGACTACATAGATTATGGTAATGCCTTTGCAGAAGTTATATGGGTAGATGAGCGTCATGTAGATCCAGTTACAGGTGAAGAAGAAACTACATATGTTGGGCCTAGAGTTCGTAGGATAAGCCCCTACGATCATGTATTTGATCCAACAGCAACTAGTTATGACAAGTCTCCTAAGTTTACTAGATATCTCAAGTCTATTGGTGAGTTAGTTAAGGAACTTAAAGATCGCCCTGAACTACAATATGATAAGAAAGTGGTAGACAGGTTGGTAGATAGGCGTAATGCTATTTCAGCTTTCGATCATGAAGAAGCTAATAAAGCAGAAGGCTACGTCGCTGATGGGTTTGGATCTATTTCTGAATATTTAGGCTCTCATCTTGTAGAAATCTTAGAGTTTGAGGGAGATTGGTTTGAAATAGAATCAGGAACTCTTCATGAGAATAAGATTATCACCATTGCTGATGGTCAGTTTATTCTACGCATGATTGATAATCCAAACTGGTTTGGTAAGAGCAATAAAGTTCATGTAGGATGGAGAAACCGTTCTGACAACCTATACGGCATGGGGCCATTAGACAATCTAGTGGGTATGCAATATAGGATTGACCACCTAGAGAATCTTAAGGCTGATGCTATGGATCAAACCATACGTCCCCCGTTGGGACTAAAAGGAATGATCGAACCTTTCGTTTGGGGGCCAGGAGAGCGCATTCACATTCCTGAAGATGGTTCCATTGAGAACCTAGCTCCTAATCCTGCAGCATTTCAAGTGGACAATGCTATAGGCTTCTACCTAAGTATGATGGAAGAAATGGCTGGTGCCCCTAAACAGGCTGCTGGTATTCGTTCTCCAGGAGAAAAGACTAAGTTTGAAGTACAAACTCTAGAGAATAATGCTGGTAGAATCTTTCATTCTAAGACAGCTAAGTTTGAAATCAAGATGTTAGAGAAGTGTATGAATCTATTCCTTGAAGCAGCTCGTAGAAACCTTTCTACTAAGGACGTGGTTAAGGTTATAGACACAGATTTTGGTGTGGCTAACTTCATGACTATTACCAAGGATGACATAGTTGCCAAAGGGAAGATTCGTCCAATGGGTGCTAGACATTTTGCAGCTAGAGCACAGCTTCTACAGAGTCTAAATGAAGTGCATGGTGGGCCTTTAGGACAACTAATTAATCCTCATACATCTAGAACAGCTTTAGTGAATTTACTTGAAGAGAATCTAGGACTAACGAAGTATCAATTGTATAGAGAAAACATAGGAGTATCTGAGGATCAGAAGACTCAACAATTAGTACAACAGGCACAAATCGGATTACAAGGAGAAAGTGAAACCCCACTAGAGGAAAATTTAGTTTAAAAAAGACTTGACAAATTAAAGAAAATATGCTATAATATATGTAATTATAAAAACATTATATATAATATATATATATTAATAATACTATTATATGAAATATATTACTAAAAAAGAATATTTATTATTAAGTAAAGAAAAACAAAATGAATATTTAATAAGCTATATAGAAGATTTACTATCTCTTTCTTTAAGAACACAACATTCTTCTGAGAAGTATTCCCTACCTTCTTGGCCTTACATGCAGGCCGAGCATATCGGACAACAGAAGATTCTAAATAAATTACTAGACCTAATTAAAAAATAATGACTGAATCAATATTTACACCTGACCAAGGTGAAGCAGCAAAGGAAGCACCAGCTACTTCTACGGAAGCAGCACAACCAACCACTCCAGCAGCACCTGCAATTCCGACCGAATTACAAGAGTTCGTGGGAGAGGGCAAGAAGTTTAAAACTGTAGCAGATTATGTTTCAGGATATAAGAACTCTCAGGAGTTTATTGATACTCTGAAAGGTGAAACTGCAACTATGCGCGAAGAGTTACAAAAGCGTAAGGCAGCAGAAGAACTTCTACAAGAGATACGCAGCACGACTACCGAACAACAGAAGCCAACCAGCCAGGGAGTTGAGGTAAACGAAGCGGTATTATCTGAAATAATAGCAAAGCAGATTGCACAGAAAGAAGCAGCACAAACCCAAGCACAGAATGCCAAGACAGTTGTAGAGTCTTTAGGTAAAATGTATGGGGATAAGTCTCAAGAAATGTTTAACAAAGTTGCAGTAGAGAATGACATGACTCCAGCGGAGTTTGAGAAACTCGCAGCAACTAAACCTAACATGGTATTGAAACTATGTGGTGCAACAGTAAAACCTTCTGCAGCTACTTCAATAGAGAGCAGCATTAATACTCAATCTCTTAAAACTCCTAACCAATCAACAGACGAACCCTCGTTAGTGTTACCTATGTATCCTAACTCACGGGATTTAGCTAGAGTTTGGGAAGCGAGTAAGAAGAGAGTTTACGCAAAACATAACATAACGGAATAATACAATGACTCAGCTTACTAGCAATACGACAGCATTTATCGAAGCAGAACAGTATTCAGACATTCTGATTACAAACCTGCAACCTATCATGCTGCCAGAAATCTTCTGGCGCGATGTCTCTGACTTTGGTCACGGCGACACCTTACATATTAAAACAATTGGTGATGTTATCATTCAGGAAGTTTCTGAAGACACTCCTCTTGTTTCTAACCCTATTGATACGGGTGAAGTTACTCTAACTATTACGGATCACGTTGGTGCTAAATGGGGCATCTCAGACGTTCTTCGTGAAGATGGCAATCAGGTTGCTGCCCTTATGGGTGAGCACGCAATGGCTGCTACTCGTGCATTTGCACAAAACCATGAAAGCCGCTTCTTGGCAGTTGCTGCTAACAGCGTCCACACCTTGGCTAATGTTAACCTAGTTAACGGAATGCCTCATCGTTGGGTTGCTGGTGGTGCTGCTGCTACCAACCGTGTTATGACCCTTGAAGACTTCGCAGTTATGGGTCTTTCATTCGACGTAGCTGACGTACCTGCAGAAGGCCGTGTAGCTATCGTTCCTCCTGTTGTTGCTACGACAATTGAAACCCTGACAAACTTGGTTAACGTTTCTAATAACCCAATGTTCCAAGGAATTGTTGAAACAGGTTTTGCACGTAATCATAGATTCGTTAAGAATGTATATGGTTGGGATGTTTGGACTTCTAATCGTCTTCCTGCTAAAACAGCTACTGAAGCTCTTGATGCTTCTGCATATGCTCTTGCAAATGACACTGCAGAAATTGGTGACTTGCCTTGCATATTCATGAACATTGCAGATGACAACAGCAAGCCTATTATGCATGCATGGAGAGTTCGCCCAACTGTTAAAGGATGGCGTGATGACGATTTATTTACTGATCGTTTCCAATCTCGTAGCCGCTTTGGTTTTGCTGGACAACGCTCTGATACGTTAGGTGTTGTTTGGGTTCATCCTACTAACCGCGCCTAATAATTTATAGCCCCTTCGGGGGCGAAAGAGGAAAATAAAATGACTTTAGAAATTCAAGCAATCCGGAACGTAACTAAAAACTACGGAGTCCGGGACACAAACCAGAAATATGGTGGTCGTAACATTCAAGACCTAATCAAAGTTGCAACATGGACGTTTGATTATGATGACCTCCCTGACGCTGCTGCATCTAACCAAGAACAGGTTATCCCTGCTAACAGCACAATCGTTTCAGCACGTATGCGTATTGTAACGGCTTTCACTTCAACTTCTACTACCACTGACTTGACAGTAGGTTTACAAGAGTCTGATGGCACTGAGATTGATAATGATGGTTTGCTAACTGCAGTTCATGCTAGCCAAACTACCATTGCCACTGCTGGCAACCTACTTGACGGCTCTACTGGTACTGCTGGTGCTCTCATTGGAACGACTATTGGCACTGCTGCTGGTGAGTTAGTTGTTACGCCTAGTGTTGCTGATTTGTTGACAGGTCGTGCAGAAGTTATTGTTGAATACATGACTCCAGGCGCAACACCTGCTTAATTGTTTCATGTATAGCCCATAAGAAGTCTTTATGGGTTATATAACACACATATAGAGGGAAGATATGGGATTCATTAATGAAAAGGCTGTAGATCATCGTAAACAAGAAGTAAGAGCTAAATTATTTACTACTTATCCAGACGAAACTTCAACAGTAACTCAGATTACTAATCGTTCAACAGGTGTAACACTTAACGCTACAGCAGGTCAAATAACCACTGACAACACTTCCTTAGCTGCTGCAGCAGAAGCAACATTCACAGTTACCAATTCATATGTAACAGCTAAGACTATTCCAGTTATTGCGGCTGCTTCAGGCCAAACGGCAGGAACATCAATTCCATTTGTAACGGCAGTGGCAGCAGGTAGTTTTGATATTACGCTATCAAATCATCACGCTTCTACAGCAGATACTGGTGCTATGGTTATTAACTTTGCATTAATTGACGTAAATTAACAAAGAAGCCCTTCGGGGCTTTTATAATATACAGGAACTTAAATGGCAGATGTAAACCATGCAACATTAACAGACCCTCAACTACATGAGCCTAAAGGCGTAGCTGCTGCTTCTGCAGGGCAAGTATATATTGCTGACGGAGCTGGTAGTGGTGCTTGGGCAAACCCTACAGATGGAGGACAAACAGAACATATATCCATCCAAAATGCTAACTTTGGGAAGGGTGCCACTGCACCGACTCAGGTAACAGTTGGTAATTATAACGGATGGGCTTTTACTATCAGTGATG